AAAATTAGAAATTACCTACGCCGCTGGCTTCGGCACAAGCGTGCCTATGGATGCTATACACGCGGTGTACCAGCGTGTTAAATTTGGATACGATTACGGCGATGACTTACCGAGCGATCGCCTACGCTTTTTTGATCGTGTTTTATTCCGTTATAAGCGCAATTTTGCCTAATGCTGGACAGACGCATAGAGCTATTCGCGCCGGTCGTTACGCAAAACGATAGCGGCCAAGTGGTGCGAACGTTCGCATCGCAAGGCTCTTGCTACGCGGAATTGATGGTGTTAGAGAATAGCGGTGCGGAGGCTTTCGTAGCCGATCAAATGCAGAGTAGCGCTGTGGTTTTTTGGCGCGTACGCTATCGTACAGACATTAAGGGATCTTGGGAATTTACGCACAGTACAGATACCTATGAGGTTGTAAGCGCACTACCAGAAGGGCGTAAGCGCTATACCATTGTCAAAGCCAAAGTCAAAGACAATGTCTAAACAAAAAGGTATACAAGGCTTTGACCAGCTACGCTTAAAGCTGAAAAACGCACCCGAAAAGATGCGTTTGCGTGAGCTTTATAGTGAGCTTCGCGCGGAGGCCACGCCGGTACGCGATGCCGCGAGGCAAGAGGCTTACGCCGATCCAAAAGGAAAGGTGACAAAGGATCTTTGGAAGAGTATAAAGATCACACGCGCACGCGTGCGTAATTGGCGAGATATGATCGGCGTATGGATCGGGCCAACGCGTGTAAGCAGCCGTAGCGGTGAGGCACAGTCGTATCCATTTATGCAGTTATACGGCTCAACTTCACGGAACTACGAGGCAAAGGATTATATGGGCAAAGCTTGGGAAAGGCTGGGCAGTAATACCCGGATGAAGATTGATCGGCTGGGTAAATCACGTTTTAGACAACGATTAAGAGCGGCGCTCCAATGAACTACTTAAAAGTCATAAAAGACGCTTTAGTAGGTGGCACAGCGCTACCGTGCTACGCCTACAATGCACCGCAAGGTACAACAGCTAACCACGTGGTGTACCAGCTTGACGCTTTAGATCCAGCCGAAACAAAAGACGGATTCAAACTGCAACGTATTGACGCTCAAGCATATATATATCATTCAAGCGCTGACACGGCACAGACGGTACTGGCAAGCCTTCGCACTTATTTAGCCGCCAACGGCAACGCTGCGTACTTGCAAGCGTGGGTAACCAACGCTCAATTTCTTTTCAATCAAGACCAAGAAAACCTTATCTTGGCAATAGACATTTCCTTTAATCTAAAAAATAACTAACTATGGCAACTATTTCCGGCTCTGAATTTAGAGTACTTTTATCTACCGATGGTGGCACTACCTATAAAGGCTTTGCCACCGAGACCGAATGCTCTTTTGAACTGAACGCTGAAACGCGTGAAACAACTTCCAAAGACGATGCTTCTTGGCGGACATACGTCACCAGCGCCAAGAATTGGACTGCATCAGGATCGTCTAATTTCAGCGATGACGATGGCTCTAAATGGAACGCGGATGACCTTTATAACGTTGTAGGCGCATCGGTGCTTATTAAATTAGTACCTTGCGCGGCTGGATCAGTTACTCCCGTCACTGGAGAAAGCCAGTTAGCTGGTAGTGCTATCTTATCACAGTTTAGCGCAGCCTTCCCGGACAAGGATAACGCGACCTACAACTTCAGCCTGCAAGGTACTGGCGAGCTCGTTAAATCTACGATCTGATGAAATTTACTTTAGGCGCAGCACTTCTCTTTGAGGAAATTTCGGGCAAAGGCGTAAAAAGCCTTGGCGAAGAAATGGGCCTTTCCGATATGGTGAAGCTCATCTACGCCCAGCAATACTGGGACAAAGCAGATAAGCCAAGCCTTGAGGACTTCATTAAAGAAATCGGCGGCAAAGAAATAAACGACCTTGCCGCGATGTTAGAAAACCCTTTTTCCCAGCCGGAGGCTCAATAGAGATATTGGGCCAGCTGGTGGGCTTGGCCAAGATGTCAAAAGCCGATGCGTTAAGCTGTACCGGTAGAGAAATTGAGGCTATCCTAAAGGCGTATCAGCAAGGCGAACGCTGGGAATGGGAAAGAGTACGGTGGGTAGCAACCACGATAATAAATTACTCCGGCAAGCTCAAACGACCTTTGCGCCCTTCAGAGCTGTTTAAGTTTGACGATGAAAAAAAACAAAGCGGAATAACCGACCTTTTCAAAATAGCAAAAAATGGCTGATCAAATCATTTCACGGTTATTACTTGGGCTGGACACCCGGGAGTTCCGCAATGGCATCCAAAATTTAGATAGGGATCTAAAAGGCTTTGGCGCATCCATTAAAAATATAGGTGCTGGTATAGGCGCTGCCTTTGCTGGCGCAGCCATTACCAACTTTGCGCGTGAAGCTATAAACTTGGCGGCAGAAGCGCAAAATGTAGCTGTTGCTTTTCGTAATGTCGGTACAAGCGCCGACCTTGCCGGGTTACAAGAGGCTACCGATGGCGAGGTAAGCAAGCTGCAGTTAATGGAAAGGGCCGTAAAGGCGGTAGGGCAAGGTGTTGGAATACAAGAACTTACCAAGCAACTGGAGTTTGCAAACAAGGTGAGCGATGCTACCGGTATGGCATTTGACGAAATAGCGGACAAGCTGCAAACAGCCTTCGCAAAAGGGAGTACCAAAGGACTGGAACAAGTAGGTGTAGACGTACAGCATCTGAAAGAGCAGTTAAAAGCGGGTGTGCCATACGCCGAGGCTTTCAACGCGGCAATGCAAGCCACGGTAGATAAGATCGGCCCAGGAATGGACAGCGTGGCTGATCAGATGGATCGGCAAAAAGCAACCATTGAGGACTTAAAACTTGAGATTGGTACGGCATTGCTTCCGGTATACGGTGGTTTCTTGGAGTTTGTCGCTGGGCTTTTGAAGGTGGCAAACAATCTATTGTCCGGGCATTTGAGCTTCTGGCAAAAGATAGGCTACGCGCTCGCTGTAGCCACTAATAACGTGCCGCTACGGCTTTACTACGAAACATTGGCAAAGGTAAAGGAGCAGTTAAAAGACACGGTAGGCCCTACCTTCAAACTTGCGGCGGCCGTTACCGAGGTAGCCGAGAAAGTAGATGCGGATGCAATACCAGCCTTTAGGCGTATGCAGAAGGGCATTTCACTTGTCACTAAAGGAATGGCGGAAATGGACTTGTCCGTTAAAATAGCCGCTACTTCTATGCTTCCGCGAGTAGCTGACCTGGTCACAAAGTTTTACGACTTTGAAAAAGCAGATGCTATAATGACCGACCTTGCCACTACCATAGGTACAACTTTAGACAACGCTTTCTCCGCCGCGCTGAACAACGGCGAGAACTTTTTCAAAGTACTGTTAAAAGGTCTTTCTGACCTTATTAAAAAACTAATCGCTACAGCTATAGCAGCCGCGGCAGTAGCAGTCGCTTTGATGGCCTTGGGCATTGCACCAGCCGGTGCGAGCTTCGGGCAAGTATTCAAGGTGGTAGGTGGGCAGATGGGACTGCCTGGTTTAGGTGGTGGTGGTAGCCTTGGTGATCTTGCGCCAGCGCCAAGCATAGGCGGAGGCCGCAGCGTACTACGTGGAAATGATATCTTTATGTCCAACACCCGTACCGGGCAATCATTAGGGCGCATCGGTGGCTAAAACACTCTTTGCCCACGCAGATACTGCATTACATCGGTTTGAAATTTCCGATATAAGCGGAGGTACGCATACGGCGCTTCCTTTTGTTGTAGCATCCTGGGAGGTCAAATACCAAGCGCAAGACGCATACACGCCAGGCATAGTACCGAGTACGTGCCGGATATCTGCTTTGATCGGCGCAGAGGATAGTATCACCGGTGCTTTACGCGGTTTGCTTCAAGACAGCGATGGTAAATTTGTAATAGAAATACTGCAAGGAATAAACGTATTATGGCGTGGCTTCCTCACGCCCGACCTTGGGAGTATAGAGGTGCGTAATGGTCAAAGATTTATTTCAATGATAGCATCCGATGGCTTCGGTATGCTGGACTTATCCACAAGCACGCTTAACCACGGAGGTGCATATAGTGGTGTTGTTCCCTTCACCGATCAGATAGGGGATTTGTTTTCAACGTTTGGTTTTTGGGACTTGTTCCCTGGCTTCTTGGTTTCGGATACATTGACCGCTAACAGCCTTGATGGTAACTACCCGATGCCCACGGATAGGGATGCTTTGTATTATTCTGGCTCTTTGGCTTCTGGACTGTATTACGAACTTGCCGGTACGCAAAGGAATTTTAGAACGGTAAGGGAGGTGCTAAACGACATACTTACTACCTTCGGACTGCGGCTATACCAATCCAGGGGAGTGCTTTGTTTCCGCACGTTGTGGCTTGACGAGGTGACCAACTGGCAAGCCTACGACTTCCAGGGCACATTTTTAGGCAAGATATCTTTTACCGATACGGACACGATCACGCCACTAACCGAAGGCGTAGAGCTCTACAAACCAGCTATCCGGGCGTACGACATAGTACATACAACAACACCAGACGTACTTATATATCAGCAACTTGGCGTAGCAAGGGAGGTTAACGATAAGATTTTAGGAACGGTATTTCCGACCGGAGCTAACCACCTAAATTACTGGCTGGACATAGCGGCAAAGATGACAGTACCAGGCTTGACCAATGAAAATATGACGTTCCAAGTTGTGTATAAAATAAGGTTTGGCTCTTATTATTGGAACGGTGCTGTATGGACTACCACGGTATCCGCTATTACAACTAATTTTAACCAGGTGGTTCAGAACTTTGGGCCTGATCCAGAGCTTCAAACACTTACG